AGTCCGTTAGCATGGCCAATGTTGATACCTCCAAAAGACTGGTCTAACACGTCTGCAGGGGGCTACATGCTCAATGAATTGATGCAAGGACATGATCTAGTCAGAAGAGGCGATCCCTCCCGTATACAGGGAGAAATACCCATAGCTTTTCTCAATAAAATACAACAGGTAAAATATCGGTTAAACCCGTTCATAGTCAATACTGCTATGCTGTTAGAGGAAAGAGGTATTAGTGTAGGTAAGTTTCTCCCAATAATAGATTACGAGCTGCCACCAAAGCCCTTCGACATAGCCGAGAATAAACAGGCTCGAAAGAAATATAGGAGGGAAGCGGCAGAGGTAATGAATAAGCGAGCAGCAGAGTTTAAGAGATCCTGTCGCACCCGCATGACTATGGAAGCGGTACGTCGTTACAAAGATATACACTTCTATATCCCTTGGTCTTTCGACTACCGTGGTCGTGCTTATCCTATTCCTGCATTTCTCACACCACAAGATACAGACTTTGGAAAAAGTTTACTACTGTTTGCTGACGAAGCAAGTGAAGTGGTAGAGAAATGGTTAGCTTTTCAAGTAGCTACTAGCTATGGTCTTGATAAAGCAACTATGGAGGAGAGGTTGGATTGGACTCGAGAACACCACTCTATGATTGCAGCCATAGCTGGCGATCCCATAGCCTTTTTAGGTATGTGGGAAGGAGCTGAAGAGCCATGGCAGTTTCTTGCAGCTTGTGATGAGTATTATCACTGCTGTATACATCGAGATAGACTCACTACCTCGTTACCCGTGGCAACCGACGCTACATGCTCAGGCTTGCAGATACTTGCTGGTCTGGCTCGGGATAAGTCCACAGCTACACTGGTCAATGTCGTCCCCTCTGAAAAACCACAAGACGCATACCGAAAAGTGGCAGAGACAGCACTAAGCTTAGGGATTCCAACCAGTGTACATTCCGTATGGGATAGAAAGTGCGTCAAACGTACTGTTATGACTATTCCATACAACGCTAAACCTTTCTCTAACCGATCCTATATCAGAGAAGCATTACTCGAAAAGGGTGTCGAGGTAGAGAAGGATGAATTAACTCAGATAGTGAATACTGTACGTGAAGCTATGCACATGATCGTGCCCGGCCCAATGTCAGTTATGAAATGGATTGAGACAGAAGTGTCGAAGTCTATCAAGCGTGGAGCTACACATGTGGAGTGGACAACACCATCAGGTTTTGTCGTTAAGCAACACATTATGAAGAAGAAGGTAGAACGGATAGATTTACAGCTACTAGGTAGATGTCAGTTGTCCGTTGCAACAGAGGACAGCGACAGCATTGATCTTGCGAGACACAAGGCTGCGACTGCACCCAACCTTATCCACAGTCTTGACGCTTCACTGCTACACCTTGCGCTACGGAGATTTGATGAGCCGATAGCACTAATTCATGACAGTGTGTTAAGCAGATGTTGCGATATGGATAAACTATCTGCTATAATAAGGGAGACGTACATGGTTCTCTTTGCAGAACATGATTACCTCCGAGACTTTGCCATGCAAATCGAGGCAGAGACATCGCCGCCTATCATTGGCGACTTAAAACCAGAAACGGTTATAGAATCCACTTACTTTTTCTGTTAATATGACTATTGACTTATACAAAGATGCTTTCTTTTCTAACAGTCCGTTCTCTAGTTTCTTTGCACCTACTGAAATATATGTAGTAGCTAGAGAGGATATTGAGAAAGCTAAACTAGAACAATACCGCAAACAATTAGAAGCAATCAACAATAGAATTGCTTACTACGAATCGCAAAGAGATGACGTCTTAAAGACGATTGCAAAACTAACCCCAAAGAAGGAGACTGACAAACATGCCTAAAAACGTCCACGTGACTGACGAGATCAAACTAGAAGGCTTCCAAGCCATACTTGAACCGGGTAAGTTCGGTTACTCTTTATCAGCAGTTGTTGATGAAGGTGTGATTGACAAGCTCGAGACAGAAAGAGCTGATGTCCTTAAGTGGGCAGAATCTAAGCTCAAGAATCCAAAGAGAGCCACCTTAAAACCTACACCATGGGAGGAGGTCGCTGATGGTAAATATAAAATCAAATTCTCATGGGGAGAAGATAAAAGACCCGGCGTGGTCGACACAGAAGGTACACCTGTCACCGACAAAAAGACACCACTATATGGTGGATCAACAGTTAAACTTGGTTTCTTTCAGAAGCCATACATACTCAGGGATGGCGTTACCTACGGAAGTAGCCTTAAGCTGCTTGGCATACAAGTTGTTGCTGTAGGAGAAGGTGCTGCTGTAGACACAGATAGCATGGATGAAGAGCAAGTAGCCGACATGTTCGGTAAGACTGAAGGCTTCGTCGCCAAAGCAACAGCATCAGAATCATCGGATCACGATAGTCTTGAAGAAGAAGAAGAAGACTTTTAGGTCTAAGTTAGAGGAGAACGTAGCTGCTCTCCTCGATCAATTAGGTGCATCATACGAGTATGAGACTCACAAGGTAGCATACACTATTATGCACCATTACAATCCTGATTTCATTTTACCTAATGGCATTATGCTAGAGGCAAAAGGTTATTGGGATTCAGAAGATAGACGCAAGATACTAGCTGTCGTGCGAGACAATCCAGATATAGACTTGCGTATGGTATTTCAAGCTCCTTTTAACAAGATTAGCAAGAAATCCAAAACAACTTATGCCCAATGGTGTGAGAAGCACGACATCAAGTGGGCAGCTGTACACGCAATCCCCATAGATTGGTTAATATAATGAATGAAAGCGAATTTGTGGCACACGAACCATGCAGTAATTGTGGCTCGTCAGACGCTAACTCAGTTTACTCTGATGGTCACAAGTTTTGCTTTTCGTGTAACACCTATACTCCAGCAGAAGACTGGACACACACCCATACACGAATGACAACACATGACAAAGCACAGTTCCTCGGAGAACCCGAACAACTCAAAAGGCGAAGAATATCAGAGAAGACCAACGCCTTCTATCGCATCTATCGGTATGGAAATACCTTACGCTTCCCATATCATGATGAGCATGGACAGGTTGTTGGATTCAAAGTCCGAGCCAAATCAAAAGACTTCCACTACGAAGGAAGGTCTACAGACACCCTCTTTGGCCAGCACCTATTTCCTACTACTGGCAAGCGAATTGTTATTACAGAAGGAGAACTAGATGCTGCCAGTTGTTACGAGGTTATGTCAGGTTGGCCGATGGTCAGCTTACCTCATGGTGCGGCAAGCGCCAAAAAAGACTTACAGAAGCAAATCCCCTTCTTGCAAGGCTACCAAGAAATCGTCTTGTTCTTCGACAACGATGAAGCAGGGCGTCAGGCCGTTGAATCTGCCTCGGGAGTACTCCCAGCAGGGCGTGTTAAGATCGCTCGACTTGAGAATTACAAAGACGCTTCAGACGCTCTCCAAGCTGATGACAGAGAGTCTATAAGAAAAGCAATTTGGGACGCTAAACCCTACAGGCCGGACGGCATCGTAGATGGTAAGAGCCTCTTTGATGTAGTTACGGAGCCTGAGCCACCATCACAATGGGATTACCCGTTTGCTGGCATGAACGATATGTTACATGGCATCAGATACGGAGAACTGATTACTATTACTGCCGGTACAGGTAGTGGTAAGACTTCGTTTGTTAGAGAACTAGCATCAGAACTTCTCCAGAGAGGAGAGACTGTTGGTATACTAGAGCTTGAAGCAAACAACAAACGCACAGCACTTGGCTTGATGTCAGCTGCTGTTGGCAAAGCTCTTCACATAGGAGAACATGATAAAGATGAACTCAAGAAACACTTCGACAATACGTTTGGTAATTGGAGCGTCTATCTTTTTGATGGCTTTGGTTCGTTTGACCCAGATGTTATTTACAACAGGATCGAATACCTTGCCAGTGGACTGGAGTGTCGTATTATATTCCTAGACCACCTAAGTATATTGCTATCAGGACTTGATGGCGATGAGAGAAGAATGATAGACTCCACCATGACTAGACTACGAAGTTTAGTAGAGCGTACCGGAATCACATTATTTTTAGTATCACACTTAAGGAGGTCAAACAGTGACAATAATTCGCACGAGGAAGGAGGACGTGTATCCCTCGGACAACTACGAGGATCTCATTCGATCTCTCAGATTAGCGATAGCGTCATCGCTTTGGAACGAGACCAACAGAGCGAAGATAACAACAACACAACAACTGTGCGAGTTCTTAAGAACCGTTACTCAGGAGAAGTTGGCGTCGCTACCAGACTGACGTATGACCTATCCACCTGTAATTTTTACGAGGCAAAAGATGAAATTGAAACAACACCAATTTTCGACGCAAGCACAGACTTCTGACTTGCAAAAACCTAACCCACCTAACAGAGAGCAAAGACGACGTGCAAAATTTAGAGACAAAACCTACTACCCTCCTGTTCGACATAGAGACAACACCTCTAAACGCAGAGAGGACTGAGATTCACTGCATAGTCATCTTAGACTATGAGACAGGTGAGACTGAAAGATACAATGATACTGGTGCAGACCAGCCTATATTAACAGGGGTTAAGTATCTTATGGATGCTGACACTATCATTGGACATAACATCATTGGCTTTGATATACCAGTGATAAAGCAATGCTACCCATTCTTCACACCGAGGGGTAGAGTCATTGATACATTATTATTATCAAGGTTATACCATCCCAACATGCTTGACATAGATCGTAAAGCACAAGTAGAAGGTATGCCACCAAAGCTGTATGGACGCCACTCTTTAGAATCCTACGGCTACCGATTAGGAGAATACAAAGGGAACTTTGGAGAGACTTCTGATTGGAGAGAATGGAGTAAAGAGATGGAGGACTACTGCGAACAAGATACTATTGTTACGAGGAGATTATGCCACCATTTCCAACCTTACCTGACTGGGTTGAATTAGAACATCAGGTCGCACACATATTACAACAACAAGAAGAACATGGATGGTACTTTAATGAAAGCTCTGCACGGGAACTTGAACAAACTCTCAGAGGAGAACTGGAAGAAGCTACTAACATATTACGAAGGAAATACGCTTTCGTTGCAGGAGCAGTGTTCACTCCTAAGCGAAATAACAGGACACAAGGGTACGTACAAGGATCTTCCTTCACGAAACTCAAACAACTAAACCCCACATCACGAGATCAAATAGCATGGATATTAAAGACCCACGAAAACTGGACACCGACCTCGTTAACTGCCTCAGGGAAGGCGGTTATAGACGAGACCGTATTAAAAGATATTGGGTCGGAAACAGCCCTGTTGTTTCTTCGATGTCTCGATATTACCAAGAAATTGGGGATGATCTCGGAAGGCGTGAACGCATGGCAAAAACTTGTTACGACGTGTAACAGGATACACCATCATTGTTCTGTCGCCACCAACACATTTCGATGTGCACACAGAAAACCAAACTTAGCACAAGTACCATCAGATGAAAGATTCAGAAAACTTTTCCAAGCGACTCCTACTAAACAAATGGTTTCAGCTGACCTTAGTGGGATTGAGCTTAGGATGCTTGCTCATTACCTCTCGAGGTATGATAATGGCCGCTATACACGAATACTTACTACGGGGGATATTCACCAAACTAACGCCGACAGAATTGGAATTACCAGACGTCAAGTTAAAACAGTTACCTATGCCTTCCTCTATGGGGCTGGGGATACCAAGCTTGGATACTCCTTTGATAAACAACTCACAGAAGTAGCAGCAAGGAGAAAAGGAAATGAAATTAGGAAAGCTTATGTTGCTGCCATTCCGGGTCTTAAGGAGCTGTTACAGGCTTGCGAAAGGTGTAGTAAAAGAGGTTATGCAAACGCCATCGACGGTCGCTCTATCAGGGTGGACAAAGGGCATAAGTTTCTCAATTACCTCTTACAGGGAAGCGCAGCGACAATCGCCAAAAGATGGATGGTCACCGTAAATGAATGTTTACCAGAGGACTGCCATCAATTATCATTCGTACATGACGAGCTTAACTATGAATGTTACCCTCGTGATTGTGAAGAATTAGCCAAATGGCTCGAAATCTCCGCTAAATTAGCAGGAGAATATTACAACCTAAGATGTCCTATTGCAGCAGAAGCTAAAATTGGACTTACTTGGGCTGACGTACACTAAAACCACCATGAGATTATTAATAGATGCAGACTTCATAGTATATAAGTGCTGTGCAGCCTGTGAAACAGAGATAGATTACGGAGAAGACGTTATATTTGTTACATCTAACTTTTCTGACGCATATAAAGCCGTAACGAACGAAATATCTAACTTACAAACAATATTCGGCGATTTCGCCAAACCAATACTCTTTTTTAGTGACTCTAAGAATTTTAGGAAAAAAATTTCCCCAGATTACAAGGGTCATCGAAATAGAAAGAAGCCTTGCGGATACAAACGTGTCATACGTAACCTAGAGTTACAGTATGAAGTTATTATCACGCCATGGCTTGAAGCTGATGATGCAATGGGCATCTTTGCTACACAGTTCCCGGGAAATATTATTGTCTCACCTGACAAGGATATGAGACAGATACCCGGCAAGTTATATAATTTAGAAGATACCACCACCATCACACCAGAAGAGGGTGCTCAATGGCATCTTATACAAACATTAGCTGGCGATCAGACTGATGGTTACAGCGGAGTACCCGGTATCGGTGTTAAGAGAGCCGAGACACTATTTAAAAGAGAGGGGTACAGTTGGGCTACAGCCGTAGGAGCATTTCAAGATAAAGGATTGACTGAAGAAGATGCTTTACTAAATGCAAGGCTAGCTAGAATACTTACCATAGATGACTATGATACCAAATCAAAAACCCCAATCCTCTGGACACCAGAACCCACTTATGAAGTTGACAGTGGAACAGGACTTCAAGATGAGAGTCATTGAAGACCAGTTAAGAAAGAACTATGATAAGAAGGAAGATGTAATTACTGTCTTCCTTGCATTACAACGACAAAACTACGCATTATCTAATGCACTCAAGAATTTTATAGAAAATACTATTGTGATTTAAAATGTCTAACAGCTTAATCTCCCGCACTGGACGGGTACAGTCTTGGATAGATGATCCTACATCAAGGCTGCCCGTATCATGCACAACTTTCGTGGTAGAAGATACTATGGAAGGCGACAACGGCATCGAAGCTAGCTGGAGGTTTGCGAGTCATGCACTACGTTATGGTGCAGGCTGTGCTATCCACCTATCTAAGCTTAGACCAGCAGGCGCAACAAATGACAAAGGACTGGTAGCCACTGGGCCAGTCAGCTTTGGTAAAATATATTCAGCACTCAATGAAACACTCAGACGTGGTGGTGCTTACAAAAATGGTGCTATTGTACTACACCTTGACCTTGACCACCCAGATGTGGTCGACTTTATTACAGCCTCCCGCTCCGAGCTGCCTTGGGTCAAGCGATGCGTCGATATTGACGCTGACATGTGGGAAGGAGCAACTAATGATGTAAAAGAGTCTTTAATTTATGGAATCAAATCAGGAGATGTCTGGCTCAACAAAATCAGACACACAGAATCCGGGGAGCGTATCTATGGGAACGTCTGTCTTGAAGTATACTTGCCCTCACGTGGCACTTGCTTGTTACAGCATGTCAATCTCGGTGCCTGTACTCTCGACAACTTACAAGAGGCTTTCGTATCAGGCATGTCCCAGTTGTGTGATCTCCATGGCCGGACAGGTGTTGGAGAATCTGGAGAATACCTTACCCCAGAAATCGACAGACAAGTCGGGCTTGGAGTGTTGGGTCTTGCCAACTTCCTCAGACGTTACAGCATCTCCTACGAAGAATTTGGAGAAGCATTACGAAAAGTTAACCTCGGACATTCAGCAAACGACGCAGCTGGACTTGCCGCTTGGGGACTGAATACAGCTATCTTTGAAGCAGCACAGATAGCTAGACAACATAACATGGTAAGGGCGTTCGCTATTGCACCCACTGCCAGCTGCAGCTATCGCAGTAGAGACCTAGACGGCTTTACATGTACACCTGAGATAGCACCACCAATAGCTACAACCGTAGATAGAGATTCCGGCGAGTTCGGAGTAGAAAGAGTAGACTACGGCGACGTTGAGATAGCAAGTAAAGTAGGATGGGACGCATACAAGCGTGTAGCAGACGAAATTATGACGATGCTCGATAGGACTGGACTACTTCACGGATACAGCTTTAACAGCTGGAGTGATGTAGTAGAATACAATGAGGAATTTATAGAGGAGTGGCTTGAAAGTCCACAGACCTCTTTGTATTACAGCCTTCAGGTAATGGGTGATGTTCAGGATAAGTCTGACGCTTATGCAGCGCTAGCAGACACTGACATTAACAGTTACTTAGACGGTATATTAAATGATAATAAAATTGAATGTGACTGCGAACAATGAGAAAACATCCTTATCAAACATTACTAGAGAGAAAAAGAACATGGACACCAGTTGTCCCTACAAAAGGAGAGGTAAAATACGGTGCTGAAGAAACCATCAAACGTGCTCTCGCAATACGTCATATGGAGCTACCAGTTGGAGAATTTATTTCTCAAGGCTTGGAGAAGGAAGTCCCGCAAACAGCGAGGACACTTCTTGAGTCAAACGTACAAGACGAGATTAAACATGATCTCGCTTTGGGCTACATTGTTGACGCCCACGGTGCAGATCAGCAAGCAGAACTCGAAGCTTTAAGATTAAGAGATGCTTGGATTGCACACCCTGATCATACTATCACAAAGGCACTCGTTGCAGAGCGAGCTATATTCTTTGTTTTACTGCCTTTCTTTAGGTTTAATGGTGATGCTGCTCTCAGAACAGTATCAGCTGATATATCCAGAGATGAACAAATCCACGTTGCAACAAATAGCCTTGTATGTGCTGAGCTGGGTCTTAATCCTAGCTCTTCTTTGGATAAGCTTCGGAAGGCAACTATTAATTGGATAGTACAACCACTAGGCATTAATACTGACGATAAATATTTAGACAAAAAATTTTGGCTGGATGCGAGCGATCAGTTAATGTATCAAGGGAAAGCCCCACAGTTTTCCGACACAAGAGCAGCTCGCATGCCAGCATTTTTTGAACATGCAAACACAAATCTCCCCCAGTACGCTTAGTTTCCACTCAGAAAAACTAGAGAAACTGGTAGAGGATTTAGAGGCCAAGTTCGCTTGGCGTCCTGTCCACCCCAAGGAGGATTTAGCCTCCATTATGTATCGCTCCGGACAATGGGAAGTGGTACAATATGTAAAATCTATTTTAAACGAAGACAATGTGTCTATTTAGATCACCATCACCATCACCTATGCCTACACCAGCTCCTATACAACCAAGGCAGCCTGACGTAGTGCAAGCATCAAGACTACCTAGCAAGAAAGAGTTAGTAGATCCTGATGAAGTAGCAGGGGTAGAGTATGGTACAACAGCAAAGACTGCACCAAGAGGTACAGCTAAAAAGACTGGTACTGATGCTCTCAAAATTAATATCAACACACCAACATCTGGCGGAGAGAGTGGGGGATTAAATGTATAAGGCGAAGGAAAGATACAATCAATTGTCATCAGACAGAACACAGTTTCTTGACATGGCAGTTGAATGTTCTGAACTTACCTTACCTTATCTCATTACAAGAGACGACAACTATAAAGGCAAGCGACAACTGCTGCAACCATGGCAATCAGTCGGTGCTAAAGCTGTTGTTACATTGGCAGCGAAGCTTATGCTAGCTACCTTACCTCCACAGACTAGCTTTTTTAAGCTACAAGTAAGAGACGACAAGCTTGGAGAAACACTCGACCCACAGATGCGCACAGAGTTAGACTTATCATTCTCAAAGATAGAGAGATTGATAATGGATTTCATAGCCGCATCTAATGATCGAGTTCAAGTACACCAAGCACTAAAACACCTGATCGTTGGCGGTAACGCACTTATCTTTATGGGTAAGGATGGTCTAAAGACTTATCCTCTCTCACGATATGTTGTAAACAGAGACGGTAATGGTAATGTTATAGAAATAGTTACCAAAGAGCTAATTAGCAGAAAGGTTCTGGGGATAGAAAAACCTCCAGAGGAACAGGGACCGAACAGTGATTACCTTGGTCCAGATGAAGACGACGCTGAGGTATACACCTGTGTCAAGATGGATGAGAATAGCGGTAGTTGGAGATGGCATCAAGAAGTGGACAACATGATCCTAGAAGGTAGCCAGAGCACAGCACCGAAGAAAGCCTCACCATGGTTAGTGCTTCGATTCAATACAGTCGATGGAGAAGACTACGGACGTGGTAGAGTAGAGGAATTTATTGGAGACTTACGTAGTCTTAATGGGTTATCTCAATCTCTTGTAGAGGGTGCAAGTGTAGCCAGTAAGGTTATCTTTCTTGTATCACCTTCATCAACCACCAAGCCACAGACCTTATCTAAGGCTGGTAACGGAGCTATCATACAGGGTAGACCAGAAGACGTAGGAGTCGTGCAAGTTGGTAAGACAGCAGACTTTGCTACAGCTGCACAATTAGCAGCACAAATAGAAAAGAGAATCCTCGAGGCTTTCTTAGTTATGAACGTAAGAAATGCAGAGAGAGTTACAGCTGAAGAGGTACGCCTTACTCAGCTAGAGCTAGAGCAATCCCTTGGTGGACTGTTCAGCTTACTAACGGTAGAGTTCTTAGTACCCTACCTCAACAGAACTCTGTTAATACTACAGAGATCAAACCAAATACCAAGACTACCTAAAGATGTCGTTAGACCTAAGATCGTAGCTGGTATTAACTCACTTGGTAGAGGACAAGATAACGAAAGCTTAACTAGATTCATGGCTACAGTCGCACAGACACTAGGACCAGAAGCTCTTGTTAAGTTTGTTAACCCATCTGAAGCTATACAAAGACTAGCAGCAGCACAGGGTATAGATGTACTCAACCTAATCAGAACTCCAGAACAACTACAAGCAGAGCAAGAGAAGCTTATGCAGATGAAGGCACAGCAATCACTTGTTGACCAGACAGGACAGCTTGCAGGCACACCTCTCATGGATCCACAGAAGAATCCACAGTTAGCAGAGCAAGCCTCAACTGCTATCGAAGGTATCTCTGGAGCACCACCAGTACCACCACAAGAATAACATGGCAGCAGAAGAACAAACATTTACAGTTACAGATCAGCAACCAGAAACAGAAGTCCTTACCGAAGAGGAACAGGACTCTCTGGATGTTGGTGAAAAGTTAGTAACTGAACAAGAAGGATTACTAGCTGGTAAATATAAATCAGCTGAAGAGCTAGAGAAAGCATACAAAGAGCTAGAATCTAAACTAGGACAGCAAAACACAGAAGAGAAGGCTGAACCAGAGCCAGAAACTCAACCAGAAACTACTTCACTATCCGACAATGCTGATATAATTACAACAGCATCAGATGAGTACTATGCTAATGATGGTAAGCTGTCCCCTGAGACCTTAGAAAAGTTCAAAGGTATGTCTAGCCAAGACTTGGTTGACGCATACCTAGAAGTAACTAAAAGCCCTGAGTGGCAAGCGGCACCTCCCGCACAGGTACAGGATGTTACAGAGAATCAGATTAATGAAGTTAAAAACTTTGCAGGCGGAGAACAAGAGTACACTAACATGATACAATGGGCAGGGCAGAACTTAGATGCTCAATCTATCAAAGCTTTTGATGATATCATAGCGTCTGGTAGTATAGAAACTATCAAGTTTGCCGTGTCTGGACTCAAGTCACGATATCAAAATGCAGTAGGATTTGAAGGTAAAATGGTGCAAGGTAAAGCAGCTCCTAACCGGGGCAATATATTCCGTAGCCAAGCTGAATTAGTAGCAGCTATGAATGATAAAAGGTATGATAGGGACCCTGCCTACAGGCAAGACGTTATCGAAAAATTAGACAGATCAGATTTAGGATTTTAATTATGCCCGGAAGAGAACCAAACCCAGAGGATGCACCATATAGACCATACGTTCCTCCTAAGAAAAAGAAAAAGAATGGTGGTGAGACTTACGAACAATTAGGATTACCACTCAGATTAGCTCAGATGAAGAAGAGGACTAACAACAATGTCAACGAAGCGTAAATCACTTAAGATAGCTAGCACACCTCAAGACGGTCGTGCACCTACTCATTTATTTTATAATAATCCATACCCCGGCGGTAAACCTGACTTATTTATAAAAACTCAGGATCGTATAAACGAATCTAAAAAGATGTTTAGGCTAAATACAGGTATTGATTTAGCTAGTGATGCTAAAAGTATGCACTATCCTACTGAAAAAGGTTTCTTTGTAGACGGTACAGGTAAAGCTTTTATGCAGACTAAAGGTAAGTTCTATGAAGCTGGAGAGTATAATCCTGACATACATGGACTACCTGTACCACTTGCAAAGCGAAAGAACCGATCAGAATTACAAATAGCATAATGGCAAAGTTAACACCAAGACAACAAACAACTCTTAAAAAACACGCCGAGCATCACACCACTAAACACATGGCGATGATGCGTAAAGAGATGAGAGCTGGTAAATCTTTTACAGCAGCTCATAAAAAAGCACAAAAAATGGTAGGTAAGTAATGACTAAGAAAAAGAAAAAAGGCACAGGCAAAAAACCAAAGGGCTACTAATGGGCAAGAAAAAGAAAATCAACAAGCCAGTCAAAGACTTGAAAGATTTTGATCATCCTAATGATCAGATTAATAAGAACAACTATATGCTCAAGGAAGGCCAGAAAAAGAAAAGAAACAAATATGTAATGAACTATGATTTCTTTTCAAAAGATAACAACAACGCTGTTTAAGAAGTAGGTAGCCGGCGACCCGAATCGTATCGTCCTCGCCATATGTATACTACCCACAACGAACTTATGATTACTACCGAATACGGTAAACAAAATATTTTTCCTACCGAAACTCCAGCGAGAGTTATTCCTAACTACCCTAAAAACACCAACCCTATTATGACACACGAAGCAGAAAGATTTAATGGCTGGGCAGCAATGCTCGGATTCGTAGCAGCCGTAGGCGCATACGCAACAACAGGACAAATCATACCCGGCATTTTTTAAATGGCACAAACTATCCAACTTACAAGAGAAACCAGCAACTGGGAAAGGTTTTGTGAGTGGGTAACAAGCACCAACAACCGCCTCTACGTGGGGTGGTTTGGTGTTCTAATGATACCTACTTTACTAGCAGCAACCACTTGCTTTATCATTGCATTTATTGCAGCACCACCTGTCGACATCGACGGTATTAGAGAGCCTGTTTCCGGCTCGTTATTATTTGGGAACAATATAATATCAGGAGCAGTCGTCCCCTCCTCTAACGCAATCGGACTACATTTCTACCCCATCTGGGAAGCCGGAACATTGGACGAATGGCTATATAACGGCGGCCCATATCAGCTCATCATCTTCCATTTTTTGATAGGAGTAGCAGCCTATGCTGGAAGACAGTGGGAACTATCATACAGACTAGGTATGAGACCTTGGATCTTTGTAGCTTACACAGCTCCATTGTCAGCAGCAGCAGCTGTATTTCTAGTCTATCCTTACGGACAAGGAAGTTTCAGTGATGGTATGCCTCTTGGTATTTCTGGTACTTTTAACTTCATGTTCGTATTCCAAGCAGAACACAATATTCTTATGCACCCGTTCCATATGCTCGGTGTTGCTGGGGTATTCGGTGGAGCTCTTTTCGCTGCTATGCACGGAAGTCTTGTTACTTCTTCGCTCATTAGAGAAACTACTGGATTGGAGTCTCAGAACTATGGCTACAAGTTTGGTCAGGAGGAAGAGACTTATAATATCGTGGCTGCTCATGGCTATTTTGGCAGACTAATTTTCCAATATGCAAGTTTTAATAATTCTAGGGCTTTACATTTTTTTCTCGCTGTTTGGCCCGTCACTGGCATATGGCTTACAAGTATGGGCATTTGTACCATGGCTTTCAACCTTAACGGATTCAACTTTAATCAATCCATTGTTGACAGTAATGGCAAGATTGTACCAACATGGGCTGATGTCTTAAACAGAGCTAACTTAGGCTTTGAAGTTATGCACGAGCGTAACGCACACAACTTCCCACTTGACTTGGCTTCAGCTGAATCTACACAAGTGGCACTTACAGCACCACAGATAGGTTAATGTCACATCAAAGCAACATTGCTACAGCTTTTGTAACTAGGTATTCACCAGAACCAGAAGCTAAACAAACTGAAGAAAAAGAAGAAGAGAAAAAGAAAGAAGATAGTGAATAAATTTATTAAAGATACTATTGACTCAGTTAAATATTTGCTACAGGGTTTATCAGTAACTTTAAGTCATATGGGTAGAAGACCAGTCACGGTCCAATACCCTTATGAAAAACTTATACCCTCGACACAATACAGAGGAAGAATACACTATGAATTTGATAAGTGTATTGCATGTGAGGTTTGTGTCAGAGTATGCCCTATTAATCTTCCGGTGGTAGACTGGGTTATGAACAAGGAGACCAAAAAGAAAGAGCTTCGTAACTATTCTATAGATTTTGGAGCTTGTATCTTTTGTGGTAACTGCGTTGAGTACTGCCCTACAAATTGTTTATCTATGACAGAAGAATATGAAATGGCTACATTTGACAGACACACACTTAATTTTGATAATGTCGCTCTTGGACGACTTCCCACTAATGTTACAGCTGACCCCTCAGTTAGATCATTACGTGAACTCGGATATCTTTCCAAGGGCGTTATGGACCCTCACTAAGCCACGTCCGTTCATCCTTCGGGACGCATGACACCACAGCATGGAACGGGGTTGTGGTATATGGAGTTTACAATGACTGTAACCTACGTATATCGTGGCATTGAGTACACAAGAGTAGTTGGTAAGTAGGCCACACAGGGAGGTTCGAGTCCTCCCAACTCTCTTGGCTTTTGCCCTCTAAGGAGGATACCTTAAGCCGTCTAGACGGTGGGATAGACCACAAAAATCTCGAGAAAAAATTTGTACAAAGCAATATCAATCCTTAACAATCCAAAATAATGGCACAACAAAATAGCACATTAACAACTAGCTTGACTAGTCCCGGTGCTGATAATGGTGCTGCTTCTACTACCGCTGCTAGAAGACAGCTTTATTTAAAATTGTTCAGTGGAGAGATGTTTAAAGGCTTCCAGCGTAATACAATCGCTAGAGACCTTGTAATGAAGAGAACACTTACAAACGGTAAGAGTCTTCAATTCATCTTTACAGGTAGAACAACAGCTGAGTATCATACTCCCGGAAACAGCATACTAGGTAACTCCGATGGAGCACCTCCAGTAGC